CAGGGCGCGATTTGAGCCTTACTATCGATAGTAAGTCTTACGATGCCCAAGCACTTTCAGTTGCGTTAAACACAACTTTAGATCGTCAAGCGTATGAAACTCTTGATGGTCGCGTATTCAAATCAATCGATACCGATGCAACAATGGATTTAACAATTCTTGCCGATTGGGGCGCATCAACTGGGGTAGCGTATTCAGTATGCGAACTTCTATGGGCAGCCGCATCATCAGCACCAGATACAGCATTGGCTTACACCTTTACAGCTGCAACTGGCGCAGTATTTACTGGCAACCTTTATCCAAACTTTCCAAATCCAAATGGAAATGGTAAGGATGCACAACAGGTTTCATTCACACTACAATGCACAGCAAAGCCAACTTTAACAGTTAGCTAATAGTAGAAAAACGGGAGCACAATGAAACTACCAATTACAATTGAATATAACTCAGGCGAGCAAGCAACTTATATCGCCCAACCGCCTGAGTGGGCAAAGTGGGAAAAACAGACTGGAAACATTATTGGTCAAGCAGCTGAAAAAATGGGTGTTTCTGATCTTTTGTTTTTGGCTTATCATGCACATAAGCGTGCTGAGGGTGGAAAACCTGTCAAATCCTATGATGCTTGGATGGAAACTGTTGCCGATGTAATTGTCGGTGATGCAGACCCAAAAGCCATCCAGTCGGAAGCCTAAACAGATTATTGGTTCAGTTGGCAATAGCCACACAGATACCAATGAGTGAATGGGTTGATGGCGAGGATATTTTAACAGCGATCGAGATATTGGAGCAAAGGAATGGCGAATGAAGCAATTGCTTATGATAAAGCCGACTTGCGCGATATTCTTAAAGCGTTCAAAGCGATGGATGAACAAGCAACAGATGAGGCAAGAACTCAATCTGCGGCTTTGGCGTATTTTGCGTCTGAGGAAATTAAAGCGACAGCTCGAACTCGAGAAAAATCTGGCAAAGCAGTCCAGAGAGTTGCGGATGGCGTTAGTATCTCAAAGTCAAGCAAAATTGGTGAGTTCAGCTACGGTTTCGCAAGACAAAAGTTTTCAGGTGGTGCTACTACACAAATCCTATGGGGTGGTCTTGAGTTTGGTTCAAATAAATTCAAACAGTTCCCTTCATATTCTGGGCGACAAGGTCGTGGATCTCGCGGATGGTTCATTTATCCAACCCTTCGCAGAATTCAGCCTGAATTGATTAGTAAATGGGAATCGGCTTTTGATCGTATTCTTAAGGAATGGGCATAATGGCAACAACCGGTAATCGCACATTAAAACTTTCAATTCTTGCTGATGTCGATCAATTAAAAAAGAGTTTAACTGATGCAAATAAAGATGTTGAAAGTAGTGCAGATAAAATTGCTGATTTTGGCAAAAAGGCTGCATTAGCCTTCGCGGCAGCTGGAGCAGCGGTAGGCGCTTTTGCTTATTCAGCTGTTAAAGCGGCTGCCGAGGACGAAAAATCTCGTAAATCTTTAGAACAAACTATCAGGTCTAATACTCAAGCAACTGAGGATCAAATTAGATCTATTGATACATATATTTCAAAGCAGTCAATTGCTACCGCTACAACAGATGAAATTTTAAGACCAGCGTTGGGCAGATTAGTAAGATCCACAAATGATGTCGCCAAAGCACAAGAATTATTATCTTTGGCTCAAGAAATATCAACTGCGACTGGAAAACCATTAGAAGCAGTTGCAAATGCTCTAGGTAAAAGTTTTGATGGTCAAAATGCTGCTCTAGGCAAACTTGGTTTAGGTATAGATGCGGCTACATTAAAAACAAAATCTCATGATGAAATCATGCAGATACTCAAAGGAACATATAACGGATTTATTGAAAATGAAGCAACTAACGCAGAATTCAAATTTCAACAATTAACAATTGCCCTTAATGAAACAAAAGAAAAAATTGGAACTGCTTTATTGCCTATCGTTAAAGAATTTGCAGATTATCTGTTGGCAGTAGTTGTTCCAAATGTTCAGGCTTTTGCTGCGGGTTTGACTGGTGATAATAGCGTTACCGCTGGAATTACCGATGCAACAGAGGGTGCTTACAAATTTGGACAACAATTAATCAAAGTTATTGGGTTTGTAATTTCCATTAAAGATGAATTGCTCATTTTGGGTGGAATTATCGCTACCGTATTTGTTGCCAATAAAATTGCTGCTTTTGCAACCTCGGTAATGGTATTAGTTGATGCTTTCATTGCCTTAAGAAATTCAGCTGCGGCAGCTGCTATTGCTACCGCTTTTGCTACTGGCGGAGCATCAATTGGAACTGCATCGGTCGCTATAGCTGCCGCTGGACTTGCAACTTATGGTTTAACTCAAATTGCGCCTAGTGGTAAAACAAGTGGATCAAGTGGAACATTGCCTAATGGTGGTTATACAACAGGTCAAGGCGTCACAAATATCACAATAAACACTTTGGATAGTGAAAGTGCCGCAAGAGCTGTGGCTAAAGTAATTAACGAAAGTGCGGCTAGATCCGTTCCTTCATTAAGTGGCACAAGCGTAAAAGGTAACTAATGACAGTTTTCAATCCTAGTTGGAAATTGACAGTTGCTGGAACTGATTACACAAACATCGCTATAAGCGATATTGCTCACCAAGCAGGCAGAACTGACATTTATAGCCAACCAGCGCCTTCATACATGCAAATTACTTTGATTTCAACCAATGGATCAACCTTGCCTTTTGCCATCAATGATGCCATTGCTTTACAAATTAAAAACAGCACGGGATCTTATGTCAATCTTTTTGGTGGTGACATAACCGATTTGACTGTTGAAGTTGATAAATCAGGATCAATTGGAACGGTCATTAATTACACCATCCTAGCAATGGGAACTTTAGCCAAAATAGCCAAACAAATTTACAACACGACCATTTCTCAAGATGAGGATGGAAATCAAATATACACTTTGTTATCATCAGTTTTGCTGGGTAAATGGACTGATGTTCCAGCAGCTTCAACTTGGGCAGGTTACTCTGCTACCGAAACTTGGGCTAATGCAGTTAATCTTGGATTAGGTGAAATCGATAAGCCCGGACTTTATACAATGGAAAATCGTGGAGCATCACCTGACACTATTTACAATATTGCTGGACTTATTGCCAATTCAGCGTTTGGATATTTATATGAGGATAATCAAGGAAATATCGGTTATGCAGATGCCGATCATCGGCAAAATTATTTAATTACCAATGGTTATACCGAACTTTCTGCCAATCATGCTTTAGGCTCTGGACTTAGAACTACAACTCGATCAGGTGATATTAGAAACGATGTTTATGTCAACTATGGCAACAATTACGGATCTCAAAAGACTGCTACCTCAGCTGCTTCAATTGCTTTATATGGATATAAATCAGAAAGTCTAAATACCACACTTCACGATGCCGTTGATGCTCAAGCTGTGGCTGATCGTTATATCAGTCAAAGAGCTTACCCATATCCAGTATTTGATAGCATCACTTTCCCAATTACCAGCCCAGAATTGAGTGATGCCAATCGAGATGCTTTATTGGGTATATTTATGGGATTGCCCGTTTATATTAAAAACCTTCCGACTCAAATCTCGGGTGGGGAGTTTGAGGGTTATGTTGAAGGATGGCGTTGGAGCACGGGCTATAAAGAACTATTTTTAACAATCAATGTTTCACCAGTCGGTTTCAGTCAGGTCGCAATGCGATGGAATACTGTGCCTGTCGGTGAGGCTTGGAATACTCTATCCGCTATACTTACTTGGGAAAATGCGACGATAGTCGCCTAAAGGAGCAGAATGGCAACAACCACTAACTATTCATGGACAACGCCTGACGATACAGCGTTGGTTAAGGATGGCGCATCAGCGATTAGATCGCTTGGAACTGCCATTGATACGACAACAAAAAATCTTAATCCATCAACAACTCTTGGTGATATTGAGTATCGTTCATCAACTACAAATACAAACACAAGACTTGGAATTGGATCTACTGGTCAAGTTTTAACTGTTGCTGGTGGCGTGCCAAGTTGGGCAACTCCAACTGCTAGCACACCTGCCTTTGTTGGTGTTAGTTGCACAAATACCGCAGGAACAACTCAAAGCATAAGCACTGCAACTTGGACAGCAATTACTTTTAATGCTGAAGATTTTGATACTGATAGTTTTCATTCAACTTCATCAAGCACTTCAAGAATAACAATTCCAGCAGGTAAAGCAGGAAAATATTTATTAACATCTCATGTTTATCTAGATTCAAGTAGTGGCACTGGTCGCCGATTTGGTTCTTTTTATAAAAATGGTGCTGAAGCACAAGTTGCAAGAGTTGAGGTTGCAGTATCAACTGGAACATATATTGGGATGGTTAATACCATTATTTTAAATTTAGCAGTTGCCGATTATGTTGAAGTTTATTTTTATCAAAGTTCTGGCGGCACACTCTCTACCGCTGGAGAAGTTTGCAGTTTCCAAGCACAATATTTAGGAGCGTAATATGAGTTTATTTGATGACATTGTAGAAATTTATCCAGAATTAACATCACAAGATTTTGAACCAAAAGGATCAATTGAATTGCGCAATGATGCAGATGATCGTGGTGATTACATTTTTAAATGGGATTATTCAAAGCCAATTCCTAAAGGAATGAAACTAGGAAAACCAAAGGCTTAGAGTGAAGGCTTGGTTATCTAAAGCTGCTGTTCAATTTAGAGAACAAGTAGATGACAACTTCATGGACAGGTCTAGGGTCAGCGATGGCTGGATCGGTAATCTTAAACATCAATCTAGAAAATCCGACCATAATCCACGACCAAATGGTGAAATATGCGCAATCGACATTGACGCTGGCTTATCTAAAGAACAAGGAATTAGTCATGCTTTGGCAGATCAAATTCGATTGGCAGCAAAAACTGATAAGCGTATATCTTACATAATCCATGCCGAAAAAATTGCTAGTGCTAAATCATTTTGGAAATTTGTCAAATATCGCGGCATAAACCCCCATCACAAACACATCCATATTTCATTCAAGCCAAATCAATCTGGTGAATTCTTTAATATCCCACTACTCGGAGGTAAATCATGAAAATAAGCAAAAAGCATAAAGCAGCAATTAAGTCATATTTAAGAGCTGTGGCTGCATCAGGTATTACCGTCGGGTTGGCAATTGCTGGCGATGTTAAGCCTGAATATTCTGTCCTTCTTGGAGCGCTGGTTGCTCCTCTAATCAAAGCACTAGATCCTAAAGATACTGATCTAGGTGTCAATGCTGAGTAATGACCGCCAACGATTGGGTCGCTATCGCCGCTGGCGCAAGCGCCGTTATTACAAGTTTATTAGTGGGTCTGCGCTTTCTTATTAAATCATATTTGGCTGAACTTAAGCCTAATGGTGGCTCATCAATAAAAGATCAAATAAATCGACTTGAGAAGCGTGTCGATGATCTCTTTATTCTAATCAGCAAGTCATAATTTCTGCTATGGCGAACACACGAAAACCTATCAAACGCAAAAAGATCAATCGTCGCGTAGTTCGCCACACTCCTGAGCCATTAAGTAAAATCGATCAACATTACATGGCTCTACACGAATGTTACAAAGCAGCCAGAAAAGCGGGATTTACGCCTGAACATGCTTTTTGGTTAATGACTGAACACAAAACTTTTCCTGATTGGATCGTAGGCGATGGTGGAATAATTCCTTCCATTGATCCAACTGACGATGAGGATGACGATTAAAACCAACCGCAGGTATTTAGTCACGCCAGATTTGCAGATTCCTCTGCATCATCCATTAGCTGTCAAAAACCTCATAAAAATGAGCAAGCATGAAAAATTTGATTATGTATTAAATGTTGGTGATGAGCTTGATATGACCTCCCAATCTCGTTGGGTAAAAGGAACAAAAACAGAATTTGCAGAAACTTTAGATCAAGAGCGATCCATTGCTCAGGACATTCTTTATGATCTTGGCACAACCGATATAATCAGATCAAATCATACTGATAGATTATTCACGACCCTTTTGAAGGGTGCTCCATCATTGCTTGGATTGCCAGAATTGGTTTATGAAAAATTCATGGGTTACTCAGATTTAGGCATTCGATTCCACAAAAGAGCTTATGAGTTTGAGCGTGGATTTTATTTGGCTCATGGCGATGAGGGTGTCATGTCTAAGCATGCTGGTATAACTGCCCTAAATCTTGCCAAAAAGTGGGGAAATAGCGTGGTTTGTGGGCATACCCATAGGCAGGGTGCTGTGAGGCACCAAACTGGCTTAAACGGGCGTTATTCAACGATTTGGGGCATCGAGGCAGGACACCTTATGGATATGAAAAATAAGGCTAGTTACCTTAAATATGCCTCAGCCGATTGGAACATGGGGTTTGTCGTGCTCAGTTTTGGCAATAAGGGCATGAGCGTAGAAGTAGTTCCAGTCAATCATGACGGTTCATTCAGCTACAA